TTACTGTTACTCCACCCGCTGTATACCCAGTACCTGACACTTCCCCAGTAGCGGAATATGCCGTAGTTGCGGCATCGTAGGTGGCTGAAGTTAGATACAGCGCCGCTTTAAACGTGTCAGTAGCGCTAGTGCCCCGTGTGGGAGCAGTGCCAAAGTTGTGTGTTGCTGTCAGCAACTCACCCATAAACGAAGTGGTCATTGATTGTGTGTTTGCCATGATGTTTCCTTTAACCTATTGATGCGGCTTCAGCACCGGCAAAAACCGGCATTTTCTTCAACTGGACATGGGCAGAGCGGTGTACAAGTTCGCCCTCCAACCAATACTCAACCCAAGTGGTTAATTCGTTGTCATTGTCCACGGTTCCTTCCCGCTTTTCAAGCAAAGAATCGTCCATGTCGCCTTTGGTTGTGGTTACTAGCATGGTTGTTCCTTAAACAAGTCGAATGAGTGCCGATGTGCTGGTGTTTGCAGGCATCGTCACGGTGAAAGTGTTGGTGGATGTTTTGTCGTTGCCGAAATCCAAAACGCATACAGCACCGTTGGCCCCAGCTTTGTAGATTAACGCCCCTCTGGCGGTGATTGCGCCCGTCCAAGCGGGGGACGAGAAGTTGATGAACACAATGCTACCAGAAGAGGCCAGTTCAGTGCCAACCGTAGCTGTTACCACCAGACCTGTAGCAGCATAGTTGCCCCCCGTTGCTTCTCCAGTAGCGGTATACGCTGTGGTGGTCTGGTCAAGCGTGGCAGCGTTGGTGTACAGCGCCAGACGAAAAACATCTGTTGAGAAGTTAAACGACCCGCTTGCCAACCCCGACCGAAGTGTGTTGCAACTGTAGTTGCCAGTAAATGCCATCAACGCACTCCGCTATTTTGTGGTAACGGCGCTTGCCGATACTGGCCGCTGCGATACGCATCACTCCGCTCCAGCCCATCACCCAGACGTTGAGCCAACGCAAGCGCTTCCATGTACTTCTGGTTGTACCCGGCAATGATATCCATCTCACCCTTCATAAAGGTGTAGGCTTCCACCAAAGACCCATACAACAGAACTGTGTCAAAGTTGTCACCAAGCCATGTCTGGCCAGAAGCCACTGTGGTGATGGACTCAGGGTAATAGTAGTAGTGCAACTCAACCGCGTATCCAGTATCTGGCGTAGGGCCAAGAATGAACGACAACTCATTGGTAATTGTTGGGGAAGGGCCGCTTGTAGTCGTTGGACCAAACAAAGCGTAGTATTTAGGAATGGCGGTGTCAGTTGGTAGCGGATACGCCTGACGGATGAAGTTCACATCTTTGTTCAGTAGGTATTCGTATACACCCGTTGCGTCAATCACAGCCAACGAAAACGTGGAAAGAAAGTCTGTAGGGCACGCTAAATACTTGTTGTTTACAGTTGTTACCGCCGTCACGTTTTTACGCAATGATGGGAACTGAACCGAGTTGTATATACGTTGTTCAGCCTGCGTGATAAAAGTATTGATCTGTGTCGTTGTAGACACAGTACTCGCACTCGCAAGGTACACAGCCGGGAACTGATTCTCGGTGTACGACTGAATCGTGTTGTACAACTCGGTGTAGTTCATGCCATCGGGCCTCTGGCCATCAAGCCTTTGGTAGCCGCACCAGTACCACGGATTTTGATGCCGCTGGTTTTAACGCCAATATCACCAGCAGCTTTGCTAATGCTGCCAACAGACACGTTAACCGTATCAGCCTTGCTCATGTTTGCACGCTCGTCGGTAACGGGGCCACCGCTCATAGTGTGCGGTGCGGCGTAAACGCTGGCATCACCAACTTCTTTACCCATCATTTTTTTGCTAAATGTAGCCATTACTTGCTCCCTTGATTCATTGCGCGGGACATATTACGTCCTTGCCGCATACGATCTTCAGACGTAGGGCCACCTTTAGCCATTTTTTTTGTGCCGGGGTGCAAGCGTTTTTCATGCGCCATGACTTCCTTGTCGGCAATGCGTTTCACTGTCTTCGTGTCCATTTCGACTCCTTATGTCGTTGATACCGATACTGTACCCAATTGCACGCTCAAAACCAAGTTATTTGGTGTGAGTGCTGCATCAAAAAATGATGACCCCCCTACAGGGTACCAACCCCATTGGAAGATTCGGCTACCACCACCCGACTCACCATCCGCCAGTAAACCAGATATTACATAGCTTCGGTCAGGACGGGGGTTACGCAGACCCTGTGGGTCGTCTACTGGAAACTCGCCCAAGTGCAATTGTGGCTGATCTGGGTCCCAACACTCCGGGCAAACCAAGAGGTCGTAGTTACGCCCCTTGACGACTTCACGCTTCAAAAGCGTCAGCTTAAAGCGCTGGTCACAGCGATCACACTGGGAGATCGCATTTTTACCGGAGGCAAACCTGTTACCCATTACACAAGCCTTCCTTTAGTCATACCGCGTTGGGCAATCCCATCAGCACGGGAGGAAGCGCTAGAGACCTTGCCACCTTTTTTAAACGATGCTTCGCCCAAGTCTACCCGCACAGGGCGGCTTTTTGCGCCAACAAAAGCACTCCCAACGCGACTTGGTAACGACAGTAGACCATTTGGTAAATCTACCGTATCTTTTGCAAGTTTCTTTGTTTTCTCAAAAGTGCTAAGTTTTTCATAATCAGCCGACCGAGGAGCGCCTTCGCTAACTAAATCATCCTTAAAATCATAACTATCATGTGCTACAAGCCGTCCTTCTGGTGTTTTTTCATACCGGAAACGCCCAAGCGTATTACGCGCTGCATCAGAAGGTAAAGGGCTGTAATCTTTAACCGCCCGATCCGCGCTTTCTCCATAATCTTTGTAGTCTACCGTCGGGTCTAGTGCTCTGGGAACTTCTGTTATTTTCCCGTTTTTAAATATTTTTTTGGTTGGCGGTTGGCGTTCTTTTGAGCGCATGACCGCATCACGCATTTGTTTTATTTCGGACGCGCTAAAGTTTTTTTCAGTAATTGGCGAGGTGTCACCACTTAACGTACCTACAAAAGTACGGATTTGAGACGGGATTACATAACTCCCGCTTTCTCCTGAAAATTTCTTAACCTGCTTTGACATCAGGTACCACCAATGAACTGTTGCCGTGGCACAAAGCGAATAGACGCTTTTTCTTGGTCTTCGCCAGCCGCTATCTGCCAAGCTTCGTCGTACTGGGCCTTCAACATGGGTATCCGCTCAAAACCAGAAGGAATCTTTACAGCAATGTAGTACGACAGACCCGCCGCCATGCAGGGGATGAACCTGAACGGCACGTCCATGACGTTGACACCGCCACCTGCATCCTGAGTACGGCGCAGTCTCCAGTACACGAACTGATACGTCTGGGCATTGTCAGGAGTCGGCCAAACTGTGACCGCTGGAACTTGCGCCCAGTACACAGTTGTTCCAGAAGTGTGAGCCGCCGCAGTAGTGTTTTGCTGGCCACGGAAACAGTTAGACAGGGTATTGCCTGTTATATATCCGTAGTTGATGATCTCGCTGTCAATTTTAATGAAGCCAGATGCGGGTAAACCCGTAGCATTGCTCAACACAATATCGGTGGAAGACGAGGTAATTGTGGTGCTCAGAGTCGCGCTCACGGGCGAATTCTGACCGTTGAACCGCTGCACCCAGACTTGGATTGGGCGGGCTTGTTGAATTTTGTTGGGGATCGTAGCGTAGGTAGAAACACTAATACGGGTAATGGTCAAATCGGCCTGCGTTGCCGCCACGTTCCCGCCCGTGCGAATCACATGCTCCAGCAGATCAATGGTGTCGTCTGGCAGTGCGTAGGTGTTTTGCCCTTGAACCAAGTCAATGATGCTTGACTCAAACGTCCACATATTGATGCCGCGACTGGCCCAATCTGCAAACATGATGTTGAGGCTGCGCCGCGCTGTACGCAAGTCGTAACCCGTTCGCATCTCCGAGCCAGCACGCTCGTAGGCTTCCTCAACCAATTCTGTTAGGTCAAGGTTAAATGTTGTTGCGCCAGAGGTGACTGCCATTATCTAAACCCTGCTGTTTTCTTTGCAATGTTTTTTGGTTGCGCTACAAACTGTTTACCTGCCGCTTTACCTGCCCGTTTTGCTTTTGTAGTTGCAGCGTACTCCGCAGAGCTAAGACTTTTGATCGCAGCTTCTGGGAGATACCGCTCACCCGTTTTTGACGAAGGCTTTCCCGACTTGGTGCGCCACTTCTGATCGCCCCAGTTTTTTAGGGAAGTCTGCGGCGGTTTCAATCTCTGTATCCCCCACCTGCGGCTTTATAGCGTTTAGCCATTACTTGCGCTTTTCTCGCGCTCCATTGCCCTGCACCTGTACCAACAATTGCCGCAGCTTTGACGCTGTTAAAAATCCGTTTGCGTAAATTAGGCTTGGTGTAGTTACCCGCTGCGTTTACTTTGGATTTTGTTTTGCCGCCCTCTTTGTATACCTCGACATCATTCGGGTTGTCCTTGCGAACAACCTTCTTGCCTTTGGGCATTTTGGATGGGCTGATGTTGCCCATCCCACGGCTTGCCATCATTGGATAATTGTCCCACGGGTTTTGCCACGCTGGGCGCAACCATCAGCACGGCTTGATGCGGTACCACCCTTGGCGTACTTTTGATCCGGGGTTTCTCTGGTGTACTTCTCATCATCCAAAATATTTTTAGCGGCTTCCCGCGCTCTGTCAGTACCAGATTTTTCAATACCACGGGTTTCACGCTTTACTTCAGCATCGGCTTCACGCGCAGCTTTTGAACCCATCTCTTTACGTGCGGCTGCTTCCGTATCTAAATCGCCTCTAACCGCACGGATTGCGTTAGATACAGCCGCGCCGGGACCAGAATAGGTTCCAGCAGACATATCATATTTATCTAATCCTTTTGCGCGGGCACTTGCCGCCATTGGGGAATCCCCTTTTACCTCATCATCTTCACTAGATAAACCTAACGTGCGAATGCGGTTTTTGATTGCGTTTAGAGTTGCCATGATTCACCTCAATAGATTTTGTACTTGGTTTTACCACGAGTGGCAATACCGTCAGCACGTTTAGAAGCCGAAGACATGCCACCACTGGCCATCTTTTTGGTTTTGACGCTACCACCTTTTTTCTTCAGGGTGAAGTCTTTACCACCAAGGCTGCTACGAACAGCGGCGGCTTGAGCGGCAAATGCGGGATCAGAAGGGTCGAGGTTGTAACGGGCAGCGTTTTCTTCCAGCATACCTCTCTCACGAGCGGCGGCACGAGCGGCGCGGTCACGAGCAACCAAATCAGCCTTGGACGGCCCTGAGATTTGGCGGGTCGGGTTGTTGGCCAAAGCCTTCTGCTCTGCCATCTCCAACGCTTTGCGCTCAGACATTCCCAACGCTTTAGGCCCAGCAAACTTGGCCAACGCCGTACCCGCAGAGCCAGCAGCTTTTGCAAACCTACCTATAGGTATAAAGTCACCCGTCATATTTTCAGCAGCTTGGCCTTCAATTGCAGCCTGCCGTGCTGCTCTGGCTTGAGGGGTAGCGGCTTGCCGTTGTGCGGCCTCATACTGCTGTTGCCGATAGGCTGCTGCTTCACCAAAACCCGGACCTCTACCACCAGCGGAATTATTCATTCCAGCAGAAGGACGAGCGGCTGGACGCACAGGGGCACGAGCGGCTGGACGCGCAGGGGCACGAGCGGCTGAACGAACGGGCGCGGGACCACCATACCCAAAGCTACCAGCGTCCAATCCTGATGGCCCTATGTCGGCCATTGCCTCAGTCTGGTCTACAGGGTCTCCAAACTCACGGTCGTTCAACGCGTTAATGGTTGGATTACCCATAGCCGCATCGGGGTCAACCCCGGTGGTCTGCGGCCCAGCGGTCTGCGTTTCTGTTTTTAAATTTTTTCCGGGGCGCAGATGGTATGCCAATGCGCCAAGCGCAGCCAATCCGGCTAAATCTCGTGCTCGTGCCATGTCAGGCTCCTTTTAGCAGGCCGTGCCGCCCTTTTTCAACAACTTGCCTTTGGTCTTGCCTTTGACAGCAATACCATCAGCCCTTGAGGATGCAGAACCGCCTTTAGCATAGGCCATACCGCCGCCCATCATTTTTTTAGCACTGCCGCCGTGTTTCATTGCGCCTTTACCGTCAGCAGCAAAAGCTGGCATTTTTTTACCATCTTTCATTACCATAGCCATACCGCCCTTTTTCATGGCTGAATCTTTCATCATCTTGCCGTCAGGCATCTTGTGCATACCATCTTTTTTCTTAGCCATCATGGCCATCATGCCGGGGTTCATTTTTGAAGCCATAGTATCACCACCTTTTTTAAAAAGACTTGAATCACCATGATCGGTTTTTGGTTTGTTGATGCCTTGCCGATCTACTCTTGTTCTGTCGCCCTTGCCAAACGACATACCTTTGCTCTTGTCACTGAACTCAGCGCCAACAGATTGGGGTACACCCACTTTCTTGGCAAACCCTTTGTTGTGGGCTACCGCGTCCATGAACCGCTTTTGCTTTTCACTCGTTGCTGGCATCGTTTTTTCCTTTACGGCCAACCCAACCTTGGACAGTTTTGGTTTCCCAAATGCGGATAACAGTCCAAATGATTGTGAACACTGCGGCTACAGAAGGCAACATATCAATGAGAGTTCCCACAACCGTAACAAACGACAGCGCGTCAATGACGTATTTTGCGGTCTCGTGTGTGGTATCTGTCATGTCAGTACATCTTTCCACGGGTCTTACCCCGTTGGGCCATACCGTCTGCCGAATTAACATACCCACCCTCAGCGCAATTCCAAGCCCGTAGGCTCTTGTTAATCCGGCTGTTTGGGTCGTTGGCTGTCTTCTCGGATGTGAGTTTCTTCTTCATCCCAGTCATCCTTGCACAGAAAGAGTCGCGCCTGCTGCCGCCCTCGGGCTGCGGGGCTTTTAACCCCGGCTTGCCCGGATTGGCTGCATTGTAGGAAGCCCGGCCTTTGGCGTTCAAGCCACCTTTCTCCGATTTGCCTTCCTTGCGTGTCCATGCAGGGGACTTAGCCATAAAACACCACTGCGGTGGTAGTTGCAGATATCACTGCGGAGATGTTGGTACTACATTTAATACCTTCTCCGGGAAACATTATGTAGGTAGACCCCGCTGCCGCTGGCGCAGTGAATGAAAACATAGCTGTGCCGCCTGTGCCATCATTCAACACGACTGTTGCGCCCGTTGAAAAGCTGATGGATACGCCCTTGATGCGGGCTGGACCCGCAAAAATAGTAGTGGTCGCGCCAGCAGCGCCAACTGCTGACTTAACGTCTGTTTGCATTGCCATAATTAATCTCCTGTGAAGCGGGGGCCGAAGCCCCCATGATTAATTACTGTTGTGTGCTAGTTGGGTTGGCAGAACCGTCAGAGTCACGGACAGTGTATGTAACTGACACAACAATTGATCCTGCGGTTGCATCAGCTGTAGCCGCTGTAAACGTGCCAAAGATGATTGCATCAGTTGTTCCTACATTGTTAGTCTTAGACGCAACAGTAGCCGCAGCAATCGTTGCAGGAGAGACTTGAACCACTGATGTTCCAGTGTTCAGCGTAGTCATATAAAAGTTAGAGGTTCCAGAGGTTCCAATAACAACGCCGCAATTACTAGCGCCAGTTAAAGCAGTAATTACGTAAATATCAAACCGCATAATTTGTGCGCCAGCAGGCAGAGTAAACATCTGTACTGCGGTGGGAGACGCCAAAATAGTGGCTGTGGCTGCGGTGTACGACTGAGAAACAATCGTTGCGCCCAAATTACGAATGGTGCCAGCAGTGGTTCCAGTTGTGTTTTTAACAGTGCCCAACAACCAAGGGCCTAAGTGAGTTGCGAATCCCATGTTTAATTCTCCATGCGTTGTAGCGTATCAATCTGCATGAGGTCAGCCGGGACTGTTTGATACACCGGTTTTCCCGGAATGAATGCAATATACACCAAAAGAAAGGGGGGCACAAGGCCCCCCATTTCATCAGGCCGAGCCCGGAGAGCCGAAGACTCCCAAGGGATCAGACCAGCCGAAGCTATAACGCTCACGAGCCTTGTAACGGACGTTGCCGGTATCAAAGTCGCCGTCCATGCTATTAGCAAGGGGTGAACGAACAAAATGCTTCAGACCATTGGGCACATCAGTCGTCAGGTACCAGCCGGTCGTATCGGTCAGGTAGTGGTTGACGCAGTAACCTTCAGGGATGGAGCCGTTGTTCTTCAGTGCGTTGATATCGTTGTCAGTGGTTCCAACGCGGAGGCTGGTTTCCAACAAACGGGTAGCAACAAACATCAGTGCCGGGGGCACGATCAACTTGCGAGGCTTGGCAGCGATCAACAATCCACGCTCGTCAGTCCAAGCAGCGATCTGAATAACGGCGGCTTCCAAAGAAGTCTCGTTTAAATCGGCTGCGGTAGAAGGACGGTTGGAGTTGGTTCCGCCAGAGACCAAGGGGTGAGCGGTGCTGAACAGAGCAACACCGTCACCACCAGCATAAGCCGCTGAGAAACCGTTGTTGATGACAGCAGCACTTTTAACCTGCTTGGTGTACGACATAGCACGAGCCAGACCTTTGGTGTAGCGAGCAGACAGGCTGTCGTACAAGTTATCTTCAATCGCTTCTTCAGTGATTGAGAAACCCAAGGCAATGGTTTCGTGGTTGTAACGAGTCGTCCATGCTTCTTGTGCATTGTCATAAGCGATGGCAGAACCTTCGTTTTTAACAGGGGCAGCAGAGAAACCAGACAGTTTCGTTTCTTCTTCAAAAGAACGCTCAGAGGTTTCGGTTTCATAAATTTCTTTATGTTCCTCACCATAACGGGCGTACTCCATGCCAAACAAAGCGTTCAGGCCGGGAAGAAGTTCTTTAAGTAGTTGTGCGCGTGAAATAGCCATTATTTATGCTCCTTATGCGCCAGTGGCAGAGTAGTAACCGTGCAGTGCTTGGTTAAATTTAACCAATACTTCGGGAAACTGAGTGAACACTATAGTGGAAGAAGCAGGAATTGCTACAACACTACCCGGCACGGCAATCGCAGCGTTAATCGTAACTGACGTTGCAGCGGCTGCCGCAGCGGTGGTTACAAAAGAACCTGTTTGAATGATTTGCCCATTTGCTGCAACGTAAGCTACATCTGTTCCAACAGGGATTGCGCTAGGCAAGCCAGAACCAGTTAAGGTAATAGTTGTAGAAGATGAAGAGCCAGTGGCAGATACAGTGATAGCAGACTCTTGTACCAAGCCAACCAAACGCAAAGGTAAGGTGGTTGTTACGGGAGTTGCTGACGGAGCCAAAACTGCGTTAGCAGAATTACCAGTGGTGGTGTTACCCGTATTGTTAATGGCAGATAGGTTGGTACCAACCATAGCCATAGCAGCGGAAGCAACAGCAGTAGTAGCGGAACATACAACAGCCTTGAACACAGCATCAGGGTCGTCCAATACATAGGCTTGGCAGTCACCTGCGAGGGTGCTTGCAGGCCAGTATTGAGCAAATTGCTTTTGCTTGTTTAGCGGGTTTGTATAAGTACATCCCAAGAAAATACCAACCGTTTGGTTTAAACCAGTGCCAGTAGAAACTGAGGCACGAGTTACAGAACCACGCGATAGTACGACAAAGTCACCATAAAAGATGTCGGTCGCATAACCGTACTGGATAGGGTACATACGGGTAGAACCCGCAAATACTTGACCACCAATTAGGTTCTGCGGCAACAGCCCATACGGAGCTGATACAACGGGATAAGCCATTTAAGACTCCTTTTAAAAGTTAAGTTCCAGAACCAAAAGTCACTTGAGATTTTCTCTCAGCAAACTTTCGCATCCGAGGATCATTTTCCTGCATGTACGTGTTGTCCACAGAGTCCATCTGAGCTTTGTTTTGTTTAGCAAAATGGGTATCTCGCTGAACCATAAACTCGGCTGGCGCTCTACAAAGCAACAGTCCACCTACTTCAATACCACCTTTAAAGCGGCCTTCAGTAGTAGCGTGCATCATCATTTCAGGATATTCGTCCGCTTTCACGGGTTCAAATCCCTCTCGCAACTTTGAAGAGATATTGCTTGGATCACTAGCACCTAGTGTTGAAATACGTATCCAACGATGCGCCCATCCTGGCCGTTCATCAGGAGACGGTAAAGCCTCCGGGGGTCTCCAAACAGCGGGTCGTTGGACTGCTGCACGGGTTTCCAATTCACGAGCAAGACGGTTTTGTGCTTTATCAGCACTCTTAGTTTCATCCATCATTCACCTCTATTAAGTAAAGCAACCTGTTTAGCATACTGTTCTGGAGTAATCCCGAGCTTGCGAGCCAACGCAACTTGAGACTGCTTCAGTTTAATACGATTAGGCGGTGTGCTCCGAGTGGCAGGTGCCACAGGCGAAGCAGCGATTTTTGTTGCACGGCGTGGGCTTTCGTCCTCGTCCGGTTCTGAAGTCTTTCGTGGAGGCTCTTCAAATTCCTCGTCGCTCTGGGCATCGAAATGCTCAGGAAATCTTTTCCGCATGGTATGGTCAACTGTTTTGAAATAGTCTTCCGAACCAATATAGTCCGCACCATACTCTCGTTGTAATCGTTTGTCAAGGCCCATAGCAGACATTGTCATTTCATCATCAACACCAAACCAGTCGTTGTTTTTATCCAACCACTTCTGGGTGCGAGGACTGACCTTGGGTTTCTGGGGCTGTTGTTGGGATGGGGGCAAAAATTGGCGGTCTTCATCCACCTCAATTGGCTTCATCCCAGAAGCCTTATCAATCTTCAAAGTTGCCTTGGATATGGCCTCTTGTGCGGCCACCAACTCGTCAGAATTGCCAGCATCATAAGCATCTTTGTAACGCTTTTTAGCTGATTCCATTTCAATTTCAGCGGCACTTTTGGAAGTTTCGATATAGGCTTTACTGCCGTGTGAAAGCTGTTGTTGGAGCTTTTTGTTCTCCTCAAACACCTGTCGGGCAAAATCTTCTGCGGCTTCCCGCTCGCGCAAGGCTTGTTCTTTGGCCCGGCGCTCGTCGTGATACCCACGGGTAAACTTCTTGATGCGTGCCTGTACCTTCTCATCGTATGTGGCAAGCTCATCATCGGTGGGGTCTTCAGGCGGCGTGGCCATAGGCTTTCGCCCACGGTCTGCTGGAGGGGTGTCATCCTCAATTTCCAATTGGAAATCGTCTTCTTTGGCCGTTGCTTTTGCGTTGGCCTTGGCTTCTTTCTCGTCCGGAAACTCGAAATCTTCACCTTTAAATTCAGGTAATGTTGCCATGTGTAACTCCTTTATGCAGCGCGGGTGATGCCACGCGGGTCTTCAACAACGGCTTCGACCGAATCATCATTGATGATGCGGAACTCTCGGCCATGAATCTTCAAGCGGGTGCCTGAATTAGGGCGGACGATGACAAAGTCACCCTCCTTACACGACGGTCCACTGGGGAACCGGATAGTGTCTTTGTAGCAATCGGGGCCAAGTTTCACAACGAATAGGATCGGAGTGAGTACTTCCTCATAGTGCATGGTTTTGGAGTCTTTCAACAGTCCAACTTCGCTGTCGTGATATTCCTCGATTGCTTCGGGAACCACACACAACATATGAAACCGTTTGGGATCAGGCAATTGTTTTGCCTTTTGCTCTGCCGTGGTATTCAGAATGCCAGACAGGTCTACTGCCGCAACGTCAAACTCAGTCATCAGACTTCTCCATTTTTTGCACAAGGTCGTTAATGATGTTTTCTGCGAGGCTCAGACCCCGGATGACTCCGCAGACTTTTTTGTACTCGTCAAAGGTATCGGCTCGGCTTGCAGCGATAAAAGCAATTTGCTCCTGTCGCACCTTCTCGATTTCTTTGGCAACTACAGCCAACAATTTGTAATCACTCAATCATTTTCCCTTTTAGGTTTGCTGGACTGTTTATTCTGCGCTGTCCGTTGCGCCTGTTGTACAGCCATTTGAGTGCGGTGTTTAGCCGCATCCATGCCCATACGAACTCCTTCCATCTCGCTTTGGCGATCAAGCTTATCTCTTGCAGCGGCTGCTGTAGCCGCGACCTGCATTGCAGCAATTTCCTTTTGTGCCGCGATACGCGACTCTTCAATACGCAGGCGGTCTGCTTTCTCCGCCGCTTCAACTTTTTGCTTTTGCGCTTTAAGTTGAAGTTCTTGCCCCTTCAACTGCAACTCTTGCTGCTGCATTTGGATCACTGGGTCTTGCATCTGTTGTTGCGCCTGTTGTTGCTGGGCTTCCTGCTGGGCCTTTTGCGTAAGCTGCTGTGACGCTTGCGCCACCATCATCGCAATCTTGTCAGCGATATCAGGCGGGATGTTCTTGTTCTGGTCTTCGGTAGGTAAGGGCATACCAATCGCCATCTCAATTTGCTTGCGATACTCAAACGCCATGTGTTCATTGACGTGAGCCAACGCTGCCGCCATGATCGCCTGCGCCTGCGGGTTCATCTGCATCATCTGCTGAATCTTCGGATTCTGAATCGCAGCCATGTGAGCCTGGATGTGAGCCTCATGGTTCTGCTCAATGAACGCCTTGACAGGCTTCATGGTCAACAGATTCTGGTTCTCCTGCACAGGGTCCGTGGGAGTCTGGTCATCCTCAATCGGCACAAGTTTGGCGGCGTTCTTAACACCCAACACCTCAATCATCTGACGGTGCAGCAGCGGCAAGTTGTACAACTGTGGGGCTGACTGAGCAAGCTGGAGGACTGCTTGATACTGCACAACCTTTTGTGCCATCGTGCTGGCATTGGGGTCGCTCACGGGGATCACGTCCACCAAGTCGTAGTCGGCTTTCCTAGCTTTACGAGAGCCTTCTTCTGGCTCGTAGGCATACTCTTCCGGGGTGTAGTCAGCGATGATGACCTTCAAGAGTTTGAACTCTTGCTTCATTGTGAAGTGCATACGCGCTTGAACTGCGCCCATCACTTTTAGAGTGCGCTCCAAAATTGCCAACGTGGTACCCACGGGCGCTTGTGCGCTCATGTCACTGACCTGCATGTCACCACTGGAAGCAAACGAGCGACCTTCTTGGACGATGCGGTCAAACAACATATACAACACTTGGCTTGGCTCTTTGTACGGCAGGGGCAGGATGTTGTCCCTGATTGAGCCACTCGGCACATCTACATCTCGGAACTCGCCGGGCTGGATGGGGGTGTCGTCTCCTTTGATTCGGAGGCCACGGGACTTGAGACCACCGGGCAAGTTAGAAAGGGTGCCTGCGTCCACAAGCTGACGAATGAGCATAGTGGCAGATTTGGCATAGCCACCAATAAGATGAATAAGGCCGTACCCATAGAACCCAAACCCTGGAATGTATTGATAGTGAACAAAGTGCTGGCGTTTGAGGTGCAGTCTGTCGCCCTCGTACCAATTCCTTCGGATGGCCACAACCTTACGTGTGCCCTTCTCAACAGTCACAACGTAAGGCAGTGCGATGCCAGTGAGTCGCTTCTTCTTGTCAACGTCCTCGTATCCGGGCAAGTCCAAGTCAACGTGCATCTCAAGGAACCGATAACGATCATCTTGAATCGCAGACATGCCAGTCTCCTCGGCTTTCTGCTTCTCAATGTCGTCCAACTCATACGTGGGGTCACCCAACTCTACGTCCATGTAGAACCCAGCTTCTATAAGCTTGGCCACTTCATTCTTGGTCTTACGCATCACGTGCGTAACACGTTCTGCTGTCTCCAAGTTACTTGCGCCGTAGGGCACAACGATATCTTCAGCGGGAATAAACACCGCCATCTGGCGTCCCTTGCTTGGGTCGTAGTACACCTTCTTAAACGCAGAACCCGCAATGGGCAGGTTCCACAACATCTTCTCGTGCTCGGGGCGATACTCATACATTACATCGGTCAACTGGTAGTTCATGTCCTCACGAACTCGCGCCGCCGCTTCTTCCATCTCTGGGGTGTCTTTGCCAAGAATGACAGTCTTCACAGGCCCAGCGGCTGGGAACGTCTCGGTGATACCTTCGCTCTGGAACCTAACCACACTCTCAGTCAGCATCGGGTGAAACACACCACACGCCCCCTGCCACGGCTCGGTACGCTCTTCGTACTTCAACCCCAACAGTTTTAGCCCATCAACGTAAGTCTGCATCCAGTCCTTGCGGTCGTTGATGTCCTTGCCAAACTCTTCAATCAAATCTTCGCCCAGAGACTGCAAGTCGCTGTCGTCCATGTACTCGGCCAAGTTGGCGTCAAAGTCCTCGTCCGTCTCTTCCTCCGGCTTCAGATTGATCTCCAACCCACCCATGCCAATGGTGACTTCCTCGGGGTCTTCAATATCAATCTCCAACTCGGGGCCGTCCTCCATCTCAGCCAACCCCAGAGGAGCCGCGTACAGACCTTTGTCCATTGAACTTGTTGCCATGATTAATCCTTAAATGATTTTCCAACTACCTTGACTGTAATTGTCAGGCATTTTGATTGCGCCACCTTTGGCAAGTTTTAATGGGTTCAACATATTTATCACTTCTCCTGCACCGGGGCGGCGTCCGCCCAAACCTGTGCTGGAACCCGTTCCTCTAATTGGCTTTTGTCCCAAACCACCTTCAAGTACTTCAGTAATTGCATTGCCAAAATGAACACCTTTACCTGTATCCCCTACAGGGCTTTGGCTTTTATAAATTTCAACTGGATGCAAGCCAACTTCTGGTTTTGTTGTAAACGGAGCTTTTGCAACCACAGAGCCAACTTTTTTTGGCCCATAGTCTTCCAGTAGTTTGATTTGTGCATTTCCCGTTGGTTTTCCATCTGGCCCTATTTCTGGAATAAGTTGTGTAGATACATCTGGATTTTGAAGCCAACCAGCCAAAGCTGCTGTAGATGGTTTGTCCATATATACCGTCTTACCTGACTTTGGTTGAACCCCAGTTGATGTATCTCTATGTTTTTCACCGCTTCTGTTCCTTATAGTTTGGCTGCCGGGCAAATGAGCATAAGTAGACCCACGCTCAGTGCGGTACATATACTCTACATCCGGTATATCTTTAAATGCTTCGTAGTCCATACTCATCCTTACACTGTGTAGTACCGCTCTCGGCGGTAACCATTGAAATACTTAATCTCATCAGCCTCGTCAGTAGGTAAGCGCATATACCCGCCCTGTCGAAAGCGCATGAGTGCCAGCGTCATTGAGTCCACCAAGTCATCGTGCTCGCCCGATGGAAAAGACGCAACTTCGTCCACGAGTTCTTCAGCCCACCGTGTCTGTGGTGCCCATACTTTACCTGAAGCAAACAAATCTGACACGGAATTTAACCGACTGATCTTATCTTGCCCCTTGCCTGGGGTGTACTCCTGCACTGGGATACCCATCGCTCGGAACTCTTGGATGAGCGGCGCACCCGCTGCCTTCTTCTCCACAAGGAACGAGTCGGGGTCCCACTCCTGCCATTCTTCAAACGCCCACTTCTTCAAATCAGGAAACTCCACTCGTTTCTTCACAGAGTTGAGCAAGATAATATTGGGCAGGTGTTTGTCCTCGTCGTTGTAGAACACACCCCATGTTGTGCAGGCACTGTAGTCATTCACTTTCTTCAACTCGTGCGCCGTGTCCCAAGCTTGGATTGTGAACTCACACTGAGGCGGGCTGTCATGCGGCCACCACTTCCACCACTCTCGTTTGATGATTGCGGACGTATCTGAGGTCGGCTGCTGCTGATATTGAGCCATCCACTTGCCACTTGGAAGCTCATCACGCAGGGCTTTTAGCTCTTTTTCGGACCAAAACTCGGGCCAAAGTGGCTTGTCATTGGGCAAAATTGCAGGGAATTCAATCACTTTCCACTCTTCACCACCCCTTTGGGCGGCTGCTTTGAGCACTTGAGCAGTCAAATCCCGCAATGACCACCTTGTCATCACGATAACAATGGCCCCACCCGGCTGCAAACGCTGACGCGGACCTGACGTGTACCACTCATACACCTTGTCGTACACCTCTGGGTTGTACGCACCAATCGCGGCCTCTTGCTCTGAGTGCGGATCATCTATTATTAGTACGTCAGCGCCCTTACCAGTCACTGCACCACCCACACCGATAGCGAAATAGTCCCCGCCGAAGTTGGTGTTCCACCTACCAGCCGCTTTTGAGTCCGTTTGAAGCTCAATTTGGGGAAAAATCCGCCTATAAGCGTCCGAATCCACCAAATTTCGCACCTTTCGTCCGAATCCCGTGGCCAATTCTGCCGTGTGGCTGGTCTGAATCACCTTTTTGTGCGGAAATTTGCCCAAAAACCAAGCTGGGAGCAAGAACGAGGCGAATTCTGACTTCGTATGACGTGGTGGCATGTTGATGATGAGGCGTTTCACGTCCCCACGGGCCACTTCTTCAAAGGCGCGGGCCATCCTCTCGTGATGCCGACCATGAATGAACCCCGGCCACACCGCATGAACGAACTCCATGTAGTCATCGGCGGCTTTTGCCCGAATCTTACGGGTACGCAGTTCTTCCAAAATCTCTGTGATCGTGGCCTGCTCATCTTTAGGGAACCGTTTTATGACTGCTTGGAGTTGTGCAGGGGTAAGCTGCTGCACCCGATCGATCACTTCCGGGTTTTTGAACATCTCGCTGGCGTTACTCATTTGTCTCAAGCTCCCCGCCAACCAACCCTAGTTCTTCATCAATATCGATAACATCTACTGCCGGGGCTTGTGGCAACGGGTCATACTCTACGGGAATCTCACGGCTGTCCACATCAATGATGTCACTCATGTATGCAGAAAGTTTTGTGGCAAGCTCATTTTCAAGCTCTTCTGTTGTGCGGTGTGTTATGTTTATCTCAACACGTTCTACAAAGGCACCCACGTCCGACAGTTTGCCCAGCATCTCAAGCGCCTTCAACTCCACCTTGTCGTTGCCGCAGTCCGACTTCTCCAACAGCTTCAACTTTATATATGAACGCAACTGCTGTGCATTACGCACCACATCAAAGTCGTACTCGTTGAGCAACGCCCGTAGCATCAGGGCTTTACCCGGTGTGTTTATATGAGTGGGTGGTGTGGCCGGGCTGTCCATGAAAACAGCACGTGCTTCCTTCTTGTCTTCTTCTGTTGGGATGCAGGCCGCATCATCCAAGCCGTGAGATTCCCGTAGAGTATGACCCGTTGCCACAAGCCCCGGCAGTAGATGTTCTGGATATTGATGAAGAACTAGGATTG